AGTTCATGTTACAGGAAAAGAAATTTATGAAATGACTCATTCGCTTCCTTCGGGGCATTATTTAACAGCAATTATAAATTCAGTATATGTATGTTTGTCTTTTTGTACAATTTGGCAGATGGCGTTTGATAATGTTAGTTATATATTTGCGAGGAAATTCTTTGGGCGTTGTGGAATAGTGGCTTATGGCGATGATCATATTTTGACGGTGCCTGATGAGTATCTTGAAAAATTTAATCAATTAACAATGCCAGATCTTTTTAGGAAGATCGGGCTTTCTTACACTATGGAAGATAAAGATGCCGTTGCCGAACAAAAGGCACGAAAGATATCAGAGATTTCTTACCTTAAGAGAACTTTTGAGTTTGATAGGGATAGAAACATGTGGTTAGGACCTTTAGCAATGGAAACTATTTTAGAATCTCCTATGTGGATACATGCCTGTCCAGATGCGCGGGCTCAAACAATTGAACAGTTAGATTGGGCTTTAAGAGAATTATCATTACATTCATTAGATAAGTGGAATAAGTGGTACCCTGTGTTTAAACGACTCGGCAACGAATTAGGTCATAGTACCCAGTTTACAAGATGGATGGAAACAAGAAAGATTGTTTTGGAGTAATCCGTTAGATGTGATCTTTGCTTTCTGAGGTTAAAATGTCAGTTGTTAATCAGAAAGTATTATGCTATCTAGCGAAGGGTGTTGAATGTTTATTCTTACCACTCAGGATGCACCGGAGCAGCCCTCCAATATCCAGAGAACCTGACTAGAAAAGCGACATTCGGTTGTGTCCTTTTTGAATCTATCAATGACCGGCATCAATACAAAATAAACAAACAACAAGACCTGAGCATGAAAATGCTGAGGCTGCGCCTCAACTTACTCAAACAGTTGAGGAACAAGTAGAGATAGTAGTTTTTGATAATAATGAAGCGCAGTTGTCGGAGGAACTGCCACAAGCCGTATCGATACCGCTTATGCCTAGTATGAGTCATACAGACAATATAAATCATTCAGTGGTCACTTTTTTAAGGCGACCGCAGCTCATATCCTCTTTCAAGTGGCCGAGCTCTGCAGAGAGATCGCAGAACATATTGACTCCGTTGGTAGAAGACAAAACCCGTGGATTGTTGGTCCCCGAAGGACTATTCAAAGATATGGCCGTAAAGAAGCTGGACGGGTTTACATCGTTTAAGGCTACATGCGTTGTTCGCCTTCAACTCAATTCTCAGCCCTTCCAGTGCGGACGTTTGTTAATTGCAGCAGCACCAGTTCCTGAACTTTTGGGTCATCGAAATGATTTTACTTTTTGTCATGTAGGACAAGCTCAAAATGTGCATAATGTACAGATGGATATAGCTAAACAAACAGAAGTAGAAATTAGAATTCCATTTATTTCGCCTTATAGTGCGTATGATTTAATTGAAGGAAAGTTTAATTGGGCTGAGTGCAGATGCTTGGTATATTCTAAATTAAATGCTAAGGCAACTTCGTGCTTGCAGTGCTTATGTTGGGCTCATTTTGAGGATATACAGATGGGTGCACCAACATCAGGAGGGGTCAAAAATCCGATCCAGCAATCGAATTCAATCATGCAAGAACGAAAGAAAGAATCATCAGGTAGTTATACTGGTACACTGAGTAAGCTCGGGAATGCCCTTGGAAATGGGATTAATGCTGCGAGTAAAACATTAGCAGCTTTTGGGTGGTCCAAGCCTGTTCTTAGCAAGCCCTCGTGTGTAGTGCTTAATAGACCTCAGGAAGGGTTTAATTATATGGATGGTATAGATCAGAGCTTGGTGTTGGGTATGACAGCAGGTAATGCTGTTGATCCCATACCAAATTTAGTTGGGGTTGGTGTGGATGAAACTTCATTTGATGTCCTCAAAAGGATACCCCAGTTTATAGGAACATTTTCATATTCAGATAAAATTATGACATGTGATCAGGACCCAAAACCAGTAAGGTTATGGGATTGCGCAGTTTCACCATGTACTTATTTACCAGCTTGTTTATATGTGCAGCCAAAAGAAGATATCCCTAATAATGTCGTATCACCTTATACGTTTCACTGGAAACAACCAACAACGCTTAATTACATTACATCACCTTTCCTTTATTGGACGGGTTCGCTGGTTTATACTTTTAAATTTGTTAAAACTGATTACCATTCGGGTCGTGTTGAAATTTCTTATCATCCTTTCGTTAATAAAGTTGATGAAAAACGTATGGATTATGTTTATAAAACGATTGTTGACTTGCGTGAGAATTCTGAGGTTTCCATTACGGTTCCATATATTTCTCCACAACCATGGAAGAGAGTTAATACATATTTAGATCCTGTAAATCCTAATCCGCCGACACCAGGAAGAGTTATGGATTCCATCACTGGAATACTTTATGTTAGAGCATTGACACCGTTGATATGTGCGTCTGAAATTATATCTAATGAAATAGAAGTTTTGGTAGAAATGCGAGCAGGAGATGATTTTGAAGTCTCAGGACCAGTTACTAGTAAATATTTACCTTTTAGTTTTCAAAATCCAAATTCAGCTAGTGCGGCTGCCAATCCTCGACAACAATGTGGTGACGGGAAATTTGTTTTAAGGGCTCCGACATCAACGACTTGGAGTCGCACTAATGGTGATTCATCAAATGACACTATAAAGTTGACAGTAAATGGAACAGCAAAAATTAAGATGTTAGCAATAGAGTATTTTTACCAGGTAGTTAGGGGAAATGGGGCAGCCGTTGTAATCGCAAATATCTCAAACGATTGGAATCCGGATCAAACAGAATTCCTTACATTTGGACAAAGTAGTGAACGTTGTCACTCCCTTATTTATGAAAACACAGATGGAAAAGATGCTTTAACTTTTACCTGGAGGACTACTTATGTGAGTAATCGGGATCAAATTACAAAGTATTTAAAAATTTCTTTAACCCCTATAAATGATGAGTTTCAACATGTTCATATAGACGACAGTCAACTACCCCTCCCGTGTGCTTTGGAAGGGGGGAGTGGTTCTACTGTTAAAATTGATGATTCTCAATTGCCACTCAAAACTTATGTGACAAATGGGAAAATTTTGGTTGAGCAAGACAAAGATCCTTTACCAGTGATATTACAAGACAGTCCATTAGATGTTTATGTTACTAATACTGATCCTATTAAGGTAGAACCAGTTTCTAATGAGCCCTACAAAGTTCAGGTTCAAGATCAGCCTATAAAAGTAACACAAGAAGGTGATCCATCAGGAGAACCACAAAAAGTTAAAATAGATGAATCACAATTACCCTTATGGATTTCAGAATGGGATGTAGCAACTGGTGAAGCCGCTGCCGCCTTTATTAAGAAGAAGTTAAGAATAGATCCTATAGTTCGTAATCCCGTTCAGCAGTCAAAATCAATAGCAACGGCGGGTACTACAGAAACACGAACCAGAGCAATGGAGGGTTGGATGCCTCCTTCCATCACCGGTGATGATAAGGATGCTCACCGACCATCTACATCAAAATTCTGTGCGGGAGAAGTTTTTACATCTTTTAGACAATACTCCAGGAGATTTGCTTTTTCACTGGTTAATGCTATCAAATCTAGCGAGCAGTTTCATGTTCAACCTGTTGAATTGATACGTCCGGGAGCTTTGCATCTTAGGGTGACGGAAGATGTTGGCCATAAAACACAATTGGCTTTGTATGCTCCAAATTCGAAGTCAGAAGTTTCAGGTAGTCCATTAGCATTTGTGGCCGGCATGTATGCGTTTTACAGAGGATCTTTAAGAGTAAAAGTATGGACAGATCCACGCGTGAATCCCCCTGAATTAATTTCCGGACATTTGGAGTATGCTAGACAAATAAAAGACCATAACGTTATAGAAGATAATATAGAAAACTTTATGACTCCTATTAATTTTGAAACACCTAGGGTTAAGCAACTTGCTGAATTTCAGATTCCATATTATTCCCCGACCATAGTATCTTCAACATGGAGTCATGGTATAGATAATCAATTTGATGTTCCTTTAACGAATTTGGTATTGTCTGTTCCTGACACAAAGACTAATACTCAAGGTCCAATTAAAATTGCAGTGGCTGGAGGTGATGACATGGACTTTCACCAGTTTATTGGTCCACCCCCCGTAATAAATATAGGAGATTTAACAACAGAGGATCGTATGATACATTATCCCCCGACTGGATTTACCCCGACTCAGAAAGTTATAGCTGACTCAACTCGTCCAAAAGAAGAACCAGCAATACGATTTGATCCAGTCCCGTATACGGCCCTAACGGTAAAAGGAAATTACAAAGGAGAATCATGTCCGGCTATTCCCAATACCTTTGTTAGATCAGTCCAACAATCCAACGCCGATAATTTATATATAGTTAGACACAGTAATAGAAAAATTCTCAGTGCTGATGAGCAATCGAGAGACGAGGTAGATAACGATATTCAATCCCCC